GTATCGTGGTGGTTTGATTGGCGTTCTTTTGCTTAGAAACTTTGAGAAATGGGCAATGAATAAAGGGGCTAGGTTCTTAGTTAATGGTAGCTCATCAGGTATATCATTGGAAAGAACACATAAACTGATAGAAAAACTGGGGTATGAATCTGTAGGTTCTGAATACAGGAGAGATTTAAATGGGTAGTTGTTTTAAAAAGAAAGCTCAAAAAACTAGAGCAAAAAAAATTGTTAAAGGTAAAGAGCAAAGAGGTACAGAACGTACAGTAAGGCCAGAACCAAGACCAAATACTGCAAGTTTTGAAACTGTTCAGTCAAGAAATGCTGCCTATCAACAACAAAAAGCTAATAAAGCAAAAAGAAAAAAGAAAGCTAAACAAGAGGCTGCTAGGCAAGCTGCTTTAGATGCACAAAAAACTGTAGAAGTAGTAACAGATCCAACAAAAGTACCAGTAACTCCTGACGGTCAGGCACCTCAATTGCCTTTGGACCCAGTAGACCCAACTCTAGGAACTCAAACGAATGATCCTAAAGGGCCGACAACTGATCCTGAAGGAGAAATAGTTTTTCCTAAAGAACCTATTTCAAAAACTGATATACAAACCGTTACTGGTGGTACTGTTGGTCAAACTGCGGTAACTGCTCCATCTATTTACCAAGCGCCCCCAGAAGAAGCTATTTCAGAACAAGAAAGATTAGCTCAAGCTGAGTTAAGAAGACAAAGAATAAAAAGAGCTAGATCAAAACAATCTTTACTTAGAAAAAGATTAGAAAGAACAAGAGAGGTTGGATCTGGTAGAAGAGTTTTGTCTGGTACTGAAAAAGAATTAAACATACAGTCACGACAAGCAGGAACAGGTAGACGTAAAGGTGCAGGTCGCAGGTCTTTAATTACTGGTTCTACTGGTGGAATCGGATACTATAGCAGGTTCTTATGATACAAAATTCAAAAAAATATTTAGATAGATATGAAAAAGCTAAAGCACATAGGCAAAACTTTGTCGATCTTTTTGAAGAATGTTATGAGTACGCTTTACCGCAACGTGAATCTTTTTATTACGAAACAGCAGGTCAACGTAGAGATGATAAGATTTTTGATGAAACAGCGGTGGTTGGCGTTCAAGAGTTTGCTTCGAGGCTTCAATCGGGGTTAGTTCCAAACTTTGCACGTTGGGCAGACTTTACAGCAGGATCAGAAGTTCCAGAATCTGAGAGAGATTTTATTGAAAATGATCTTGATGAAGTAACAGAATATGTATTTGAGATACTACAGAACTCTAACTTTTCTCAAGAAGTACATGAAGCATTTATGGATTTAGCAGTAGGTACTGGCATATTATGTGTAGATGAAGGTGATGCAATTAATCCTATAATTTTTTCTGCAATACCATTACCCCATGTTGTTTTAGATACTGGGCCTGATGATAAGATAGATCATGTTTTTCGAGAACGCAAAAATATTAGAAACTCTGATCTTCCTATATTATACGAAGATGCAAAGTTTGACATGAAAGTGCAGAATAGAATTCAAAGAGACCCAGAAGGGAAATGCACAACTCTTGAGATTATATGCAAAGATTATACAAAACGTAATGAAGAAGCTTATTTATATTATGTAATAGATATGTCTACAGAAGAAGCGATAGTAGAAAGAAAGTTTTCTGGTGTTGGTTCTAATCCATATGTCTGTTTCAGATGGTCTAAATGTGCAGGAGAAGTATATGGTCGAGGGCCATTAATTAATGCTTTGTCTGCTATTAAAACTACAAACTTAACTATTCAACTTATTTTGGAAAATGCTCAGATGGCTATATCTGGCATTTATCAAATGGATGATGACGGTATTATTAATCCAGATACTATTAATTTAGTCCCTGGCACTATAATACCTAAGTCTCCGCAGTCTGGTGGTTTGCAACCTATACAAGCAGCAGGAAGATTTGATGTTGCAGATATAGTTTTAGGTGATATGCGCCTAAATATAAAACGTGCATTATACAATGATATGCTAGGAAATCCAGACAGAACTCCTGCATCTGCTACAGAAGTAGCTGAACGTATGGCAGATTTGTCACGCAGAATAGGATCAGCATTTGGTAGGTTACAAGCTGAGTTAGTGCAGCCTGTATTGAAGAGAGTAATCTATATTCTTAAGAAACAAGGGCGTATTGAAATGCCTACAGTTAATGGTCGAGAGGTCAAGATACGTTCGGTTTCTCCATTAGCTCAAGCACAATCTAATCAGGATATAACTTCAGTATCTAGGTTTCTTGAATTGGTTAATGCTTACTTTGGTCCTGAGACTACAAACATATTAATTAACTCTGAAGAAACAGCTATTCACCTTGCTAAAAAATTTGGTGTACCTGACACCTTGATTCGTGACGCAGAAGAGCGTAGACAGATAGTTGCAATGATGCAGCAAATGCAAATGCAACAACAAGAACAACAAGCAGGACCACCTATTGCCGCAGAATAGTCATATTGGTTTAGACGGAATAGCAAGAAAGAAAACAGAAGAAGATAAGATAAGCCTTAACTTTGGTTCTTTATTTGCTCAACCTACTGGTTTAGAAATCCTTAAATACTTACGCAGTATAACTATAGAAATGGTTAGTGGTCCTAATATTTCTACAGATGAATTAAGACATTTAGAAGGTCAACGTTATTTAGTTGGCTTAATAGAACGTCATATTCAGAGATCACATAAGGTAAAAAACAATGAATGAAGAAGTTCAAGAAGCAGAAACAACAACAGAACTACCGCCTCAGGAGCAAAGAGATTTTGTAGTAGCAGAAGATCTAGAAAATAAAACAGATGATCGTCCTGAGTGGTTGCCAGAAAAATATAAAACAGGTGAAGACTTAGCAAAGGCTTATAAAGAATTAGAGTCTAAGCTTGGCGCTAAAGATCTTGATATTAGAAATGAACTTTTAAAAGAAATACAAGAAGAGAGTTTTAAAGGTAGGCCAAGTTCTGCTAACGAATATCAGTTACCAGACTTTGTAGACACAGATAGTATTGATACAAATGATGAAACGTTAAGATGGTGGGCTGACCATGCATTTTCTAATGGTCTTGATCAAGAAGAGTTTGCAGAAGGATTGCAAAAAGTAATGGAAGCTCAAGATGCTTACCTTCCAGATCCAGAAGAAGAACTAAAAAAACTTGGTGATAATGCTAATGTAAGAGTAGAGGCTGTTGATCTATTTGCTAGGCAATTCTTTCCAGAAGAATACATGGAGTCTATAGAGGATTTGGCTGCTACTGCAGAAGGTGTTAAGGCTTTAGAATTTATTATGGCTAAACTTCAATCTCCTGCAATTGGATCTGATGCTACTCCAATAGGTAGAGTTACTGAAGAAGGTCTTAGGGAAATGATGGCTGATGAAAGATATTGGCATCCTGCTCGTAGAAATACAGACTTTGTAAAGCAGGTTGATGAAGGTTTTCAAAAGCTACACAATCAATAAATTTAATTTGTGCGTTGCATTTTAAATAAAATTATTGTTTGAATGGGTTATTACGACCCATATCGCATTGATTGGCCCTAATTGGATACCCGAATTGATATGTAAGAATGGATACTCGTAGCAATCGGAAACTCAATTTAGGACTGTAAAAATGGCTAATACAATAGACCAAGCCTTTATAAAGCAGTTTGAAACTGAAGTTCACATGGCGTATCAGCGTATGGGTTCCAAGCTACGGAATACTGTTCGCTCTACAAATGTGTCAGGTTCAACTGCAAGATTCCAGAAAATAGGCACTGGAACAGCATCAACAAAATCTCGCAATGGTAATGTAACTCCTATGGAGTTAGTACACACCAACGTAGAAGTATCAATGAGTGACTTCTATGCTGCTGAATTTATCGACAAGCTTGATGAGTTGAAAACAAATATCAACGAGCGACAAGCTGTAGCACAATCCGCTGCTGCTGCTCTTGGTAGAAAAACAGATGAGCTAATCATTACTGCTATGGATGCAGGTGCTAACTCTACTCAAATACACGATACTAGTTCTGCTCTAGAAAAAGCAGATCTTCTATCATTGTTTGAGACAATGGGTACGGCAGATGTTCCAGAAGACGGGCAACGCTATCTTGCGATGTCTCCTGCAGGTTATGCTGATTTGTTTGCAATCAATGAGTTTGCATCATCAGACTTTGTTGGTCCGCAAAACTTACCCTTTGCAGGTGGTATGACAATGAAAGAATTCTTGGGTTTCAAGATTTTCTCAACGTCTGCTGTAGCAGGAGGCAAAAACTTTGCTTACCATACAAGTGCTATAGGTATTGGTGTGAACTCTGATGTTCAAACTGAAGTAAACTATGTTGCTGAAAAAGTATCTCACTTAGCAACATCAATGATGTCAATGGGCGCAGTAGCTATCGATGATAACGGTATCTACGAAGTCCTAGACAATAACTAAGAGGAGGATCTAAAATGGCTTATAGTGCAAGTGGTCTTGCTCGTATCGGTGGCGACTCAAATGGCAGTTTGTGGATGTATACATCTGCGGATGCGATTGCTACTGTGAACACATCAGGTTATTTTAACAGTGCAGCTAATATGCTTTCTGTTCGTGACTTGATTATGGTTCGGGACACAAATGTTCCAACAACTAACTTCTGTACTGTTCTTTCTAATACTGGTTCAGTTGTAGATGTATCTGATGGTACTGCTGTTGCAGAGACCGATGGTGACTAATAGAGTGGGGGCGAAAGCCCCCCTCTTTTCATAGAGGTTTATAATGGTAAGTACTCCTGCAAATAGTGCAATTGATATATGTAGCCGAGCTCTCATCTTAATTGGTGCAGAGCCTATTACTTCTTTTGATGATGATACATCTGAAGCTTTGATTGCAGGTAACATGTATGAAGATATTGCAAGAACTAACCTTACTTCTACACGTTGGAGGTTTGCAACAAATCAAGCTGTATTAAACAGGTTAACTGAATCACCTACTGGTCGATTTGATTCTGCTTATCAACTTCCTGACTATTTATTTCTTCATGCTGTTACGGTAAGAGATTTGCAAATTGAATACAATGTTTATGGCAATAAGGTTTTTTGTGATGCTGACGTTGCTGATGTTCTTATAGCTGATTTTACTTATAGAGCTGATGAGGTTAATTGGCCTTCTTATTTTTCTGTGTGTGTAGAGTATGCAATGGCTGTTGTATTTGCTACTGCATTAATAAGAGATACTTCTTTATCTAGCTTAATGTCTAATCAGTATGAGTTTCTTATGGCTAAAGCTAGGTCAACAGATTCTCAGCAACAAACAACTCGTAAGGTTGTAACATCAAGGTTTATTACTAACAGGCGAAGCTAAATGCAAAAGGCTAGAATACCTATAACAAACTTTCAGTATGGTGAAATTAGTCCGTCTTTGGTAGCAAGGACGGATTCTCCAATTTATAATTCATCTGCTCAAAGTGTTAAAAACTTTTTTATAAGAACAGAAGGTGGCGTGGCTAAACGTGGTGGGTTTCAAGCTCTGCATGATTTTACTGCTGTAACTGAGGATACATCTATAAGGCAGCAAGTAAGATTAATACCTTTTGTATTCTCAGATGATGAGCAATATGTAATAGCTTTCTCGCATCAGAAGTGTGAAATATTTTTTATTAACCCGACAACTGGCGCATTAAGTTTGGTTACAACCCTTACGCAAGATGTGGACTCAAATAGTTTACAATGGGATCAGGCGTACCTACATGAAATGACTTATGCCCAAGGTGGTGATGTTTTATTTCTTTGCCACAATACATTTATGTGTCA